AGTAAAGCAGATGGTGGTACGTTTGATGGCAATGTTACTATGGCAGGCACACTAGGGGTTACAGGTGCTGCTACATTATCTAGCACACTAGGGGTTACAGGTGCTGCTACATTATCTAGCACACTAGGGGTCACAGGTGCATCTACTTTGACTGGTGCTTTATCAGCTAAAGGTGGTGCAGTATTTAACGAAGATAGTGCAGATGTAGATTTTCGTGTTGAATCAAATGGTAATGCAAATATGTTATTTGTTGATGGTGGTAATGACAGAGTTGGTATAGGAGCTACACCATCTACTGGTAATGGATTACAAATTACAAATACAGATGGTGCTTCTGGTTTAGTTTTACATAGAGATTTTTCTGGTTCAAATGTAACTTCAAACACATCTTCAAATAGAATTGAATTTACTTTAAGTGATAGTGCAACATCAAATCAATCTGTTGCTTTAATATCACCAATGGCTGCAGTAGGAACAGGAGATGCTTTTGCAGGTATATTAAGATTTTTTACTGCTACTGATGCAGGAGCTATTCAAGAAAGAATGAGAATTGCACAAGGTTTTGCTAAACACGGAAATATTGGAAGTTATAGGTCAGAGACAAGTACAATTCACGAGTTTCGTTCATCATTAAATAGTACAAATCTTGTTATTGATTCTACAAATGCCAGTTATTCATCTGATATAGTGAATTTTATAGCACTAAGAGCTTCGAATGCTGGAAACTGGTTATTTTTGTCATGTTTCTCTAGCAATGGTTCAGATAGAGAGTTTAGAATTGATGGTGATGGCACAACTCATGCTGATGGTTCTTACAGTTCAACTGGTGGTGACTATGCTGAGATGTTTGAATGGAAAGATGGTAACACCTCTAATGAGGATAGAGTTGGAAAAACAGTGGTTTTAGAGGGAAATCAAATAAGATTATCTACTAGTGATGATGCACAAAGTTCAATTATAGGTGTTGTTTCTGCAAGACCAATAGTTCTTGGTGATGCACATAGTGAAAGATGGTCTGGAAAATTTGAGAAAGATATTTATGGAAGATATGTATTTGAAGAATATACTCAAACAGAATGGATGGAAGAAAATGAAAATGGTGAGAAGACTTTAAAAAGTTTTCAAACAGACCAAATACCAGATGATGAAACTGTACCAAGTGATGCTATTGTTACATCAACTGAAGATGATGGAAAAACACCATTAATGAGAAGAAAACTAAATACTGATTTTGACCCATCTCAAACTTATATTCCAAGAGAAAAAAGAAAAGAATTTAGTGCTATTGGTTTAGTAGGTAAGTTAAGAGTAAATGCAGACCAAGCTGTTGGAGACAGGTGGATTAAGATGAGAGAAATCTCTGACACAGTACATGAATATTTAGTGAGGTAACAAATGACAAGAGCAAGTGATACAGCAAGATTATTAGCAGGTGGAGCAGTAATCAACGAAGATAGCAATGATGTAGATTTTAGAGTTGAGTCAAATGGTCAAGCAAATATGTTATTTGTTGATGGTGGTAACGATACAGTTTCTTTTCAACCAAACAGTGGAAGTTTAACTATAAAAGCAGGAAGTGATGATGCTACAAATAATGTGAGATTAGAAGGAGGTGGTACTACATCAACCTATTTAGAATATAGAGGATATTTAGGGCATCAATTTTATGTAGATACAACAGAGCGTATGCGACTTACTAGTACTACTGCCCAAATCGCAAATGAATTAAGAGTTTCAAGAGGTGGTACACAAGTAACATCTATGCATTATACTTTTAGCAATTCTCTTGGAATTGAAGATGCAACTGCAAGTGTTTTTTCTACTGCAACTTCAGCAGTGTTATCTGTTGGTATGATGGTAGGAAATAGGTCAATAAATGCAGTAGGAACTGTTAATGCTAGTGGTGCTGACTATGCTGAATATGAAAACAATGGTGGTTTAAAAATTTCAAAGGGCAGTATTGTTGGTTTTGATGATAAAGGTATATTAACACTTACTTTTGCTGATGCTGTTCGTTTTGGGGTAAAGTCAACTGACCCTGCATATGTTGGTGGCGATACTTGGGCAGATGAAGAACCACCAGAAAAGAAAACACCTGAAGGTGAAACAACTCCTGAATGGGATAGTTGGTATGAAAGAACTGAAGCAAAAAGAGCATTAGTAGATAGAATAGCTTATTCTGGTAAAGTGCCAGTAAATGTTACTGGAGCAAAGTCAGGAGATTATATTATTGCAGTTGCATCTGATGATGGAAGTATTGATGGACAAGCAATTTCTAATCCAGATTTTGAACAATACAAATTAGCAGTAGGTAGAGTAAATAAAATACTTGATGATGGTCGTGCTGAAATAGCAGTGATTATACATTAACAGCATTGGAGAACACATAATCATGGAAAGCATTGACCCAATGTTATTTTGGAACATAATCCTGACTATGGTCGTTGTACCATTCGGTTGGGCATTTAACAAAATGTTTCAAGAGGTCAAGCGTATACAGATACTTCTTAACAAGACACGAGAAGAGTATGCACGTAAGGATGATGTTAAGGATGATATGCACGAGTTGATGGATGCACTAAGAAGATTAGAAGATAAGTTAGACAAAGTATTGATTGGAAATAGATAATGGCAGAAACAGGCGATGATGTAAAACTAAAAGGTAAAACAGGCGAAGAGCTAAAAACATCTATTCTAGAAAAAAGAACAGAACGAGCAGACATGACTGATTTGCCTGATGAAAAGAAACTTGATTTAAAAGAGCAAACAGTTAAAGATGATGAAACTTTAGACTACAAAGATTACGAGCTTGATGAAACTTCTGGTGAAGTTGACAAGTTTGATGATACTAAAAAAGTTGATTTAAAAAAATATGACCAAGACGCACCAACATCTCCTGTAACTGATCCGAGTTACACAGCAACTAAAGTAGGAGATTTTACTGTTGGAGAGAAGCCTGTAACACTTACTGCTGCAACAGGCACTATGGATGACAATGCTAAAGTTACTAAAGAACAAGGTACAATATCTACAACTTCTACAGCAGAAGCAGAAACTGAAGAATTAGATCAAGAAGCAACAGTAAGATATCAAATTGGTAAATTATTTGAAAGCATAGAAAGTGGCACAGAATTACCTGCATGGGCATCGCCTGCCGTAAGAAAAGCTTCAGCTATAATGGCACAAAGAGGACTAGGATCTTCCAGTATGGCTGCGGCTGCAATCACACAAGCTATATATGAAGCAGGTGTTCCTATCGCAGTTGCAGATGCTAATTCCGCTGCAAAATTACAATTACAAAATTTATCAAACAAACAGGCTGCAACTTTACAAAATGCCATGAACAGTGCTAATATGGATATAGCTAATTTAAATGCGGCCCAAACCGCTGCAGTAAATACGGCAAAGAATTTTCTTGCAGTTGATTTAGCTAATTTAAATAATGAACAACAAGTAGCAGTGATAGACTTTCAAACAACTGTGCAAGGTTTATTTACTGACGCAGCATCTGACAACGCAGCCAAACAATTCAACGCAAAGACGGAAGCAGATTTAGATCAATTTTTTGCAGAGCTTGAAGCACAAGTTGAAACAACAGCCTTAAACAGAAAATCTTCTTTAGAAATGTATAATGTATCTCAAGAAGTATCGATAGATCAATTCAACGCTCAAATGGAAGCATCACGAGAACAATTCAATTCAAATATGCGTAGACAAATTGAAGCTGCTACGGCTGTTTGGAGACGAACAATTAACACTGCAAACACTGCTGCAGAAAACGAAGAGATAAGACAAAACTTACAAACACTTTTAGAAATATCTGAACAAGCACAAAACGATCTTTGGCAACAATATCGAGATATGGCTGCTTGGGCAATGCAAACAAGTGAAAACAACATTGATAGAACACACAACGCAGCAATGCAATCTGCGGCTATAGACGCAAATGCTGATATTTACGATGATAAGTTTGAGGACTTCTTGATAGTTGAAACTATAGACAACATATTTAGTTAAGGTGAAACAATGAGTAGTTTATTTACTAGCACTATGGGTAAAGTATTTACAGGTTATGCAGTAACAGAGGGTGCAAAATATATTAAAGAAAATATATATTCTGGTAGCTTTTTAGAAGCAGGTTTAAAGAGTTTTGGAAGAACGACAGGATTGGATAAATTTTTTGATTCGGCTGACCCTGTAGGTGATTTATTAGGAAAAACAGGAAAGGGCATTGCTCAAACAGTAACTGACAGGATGCTTGGACAAGGAATAGGAGCAGACCCTAAATCAGGCAAAGGATTCCCCGGAGGTCCTCGCATACCTTCAGGAGATACATTTCAATCTACAGCGTTACCGTCAGGAGCTAGACGATATGGTGGATTTCCTCAAGGTTCTATGAACGTTATAGATGCAGCATTTAAGCTACCTGAAATAAGCAACATGGCTATGGAATACACTCAAGCAAGAATACCTAGCTCTATTGTAGCACAACCCACCATAAGAACTGCAGGCATGGGTAGGTTAGGAGCTTTGGGTAAAGGTAAAATTAGTAGTACAAAAATATAGGTAAAGAAAAATATGTTAGATAGAATAAAAGCATTATCTGCACCTCCCGGACATTCTTTAACAGGACCTCCGGGGAAATGGGCGTGGGAACAACCACCGAGATTTACTAATCCGAATCAGGCAATAGATTTCATAATAAACAAACTAGAAACCAATACAGGTCAAGAAGATATGCTCAAGCTTATGACTGCAGGCATAACGATACAAGAGCTTGTTAATCAAATGTCTTTCAAAGGATTTATGAAAGGAACATTCAATCCTGATGTTGCTGAGTTGATAAAACCTGCAATGGCTATGTATCTTTTGAAACTTGGCGTGGAAAATGGTATTACACCACAACTATTTATTGACGATGAAGGAGAAAAGCCTAAAGTATCCGATCAAACATTCTTTTCAATAATGAAAGAACGCAACCCTGCTTTGTTCAGCATGATGCGTGAAGATGTAAACAGACAAGTTAGATTAGAAGAACAAGCAGCGATAAATGAAAGTCGAATGATGGCTGAGATGCCTGCTGAAAATATTGAAGATGAGGGTGGATTTTTGCGACCTATTGAAGAAGAGGAAACAATATAAATGGTAAATCCGTTATTATTAGCAGCCTTTGCGTATTCTAAAAAGATAAAATCAGAAAAAGATCAAGCTAGGGCAGTGGCCGCACAAAAAGCAGAAATTGCTGCAAAAACAAAGATTACGAATTACGTGCAAGGCACTACAGGTTTGCGTGCAGTAGGGCCTAATTATAAAGCACAAGAGGGTGACAAACTTGTAGGTTTTACAATTGGAAACTCTGGAACAATGAATTATTTTCCAGAAGAAGAAAAAAAGAAAATAAATCTTTATGAAGATCCAAACAATCCAACTGGTCCTTTAATTACACAAGAAACTTACAATGGTAGAAAAATATCTGTGCCTAGTATTGATACAGCAGGCTCTGTACCAGTTACTAAAACCAAACCTTTAGGACAATTCGTTGCACAAAAATCACCTGCTGATGGTACAATAGTTACCATTCCCGGATACAAACATCCTAGTTTAAGAACAACAACAGAAATACAATCTGGTAAGAGAGTAAAAGGTGTGTTTACCCCTGTAAAAAAAGGAGAGACAGCCACTGCTGAAAGAGTTGTAACTAAAGATGCCAGTGGAAAAATAATATCAACTGGTGATATAAAAGATATAAAAGCAGGACAAGTAACAAGAAAGTTTGCTAGGTACTATGATGAAAAAGGAAAAGACGTAGGCACAGATCTGTCTAGAGCTACACAATTTCAAAACATTGTAGAAGTCGATGGTGTTGAAACAGAGGTAAGTGAATTTAAACCTTACGAACCTAAAAAAGGAAAACCTCAAACAGTTCAGGTTTTTATTGACAAAGATGGAAACAATACGACCGATAGAACAAAGGCTGTAAAAGTAAGACTTGATAAATTTGACTCTAAGGGTGTGTTAATTGAACAAGGAGAAGAAAAAGATTACACGTTAAAACCAAAAGCAGACAAAAAGAAAACAGTGCAATTACAAATAAAAGCTGTTGAAGACGGTAAAATAAGTAACGTGTCCGAAGCTGATGGACTTGCAGCACAAAACGCAGGTACACACATTGTTATTGGTACACGTCTATTAGAAGATGGTAATCCAGTAACTGCTGAATTTAAAGCGATGTCTCCGAGTAAAATTAAAGAAGCTATTGATGGAGCAGAAAGAAGTAAAGATGTAGTTTTTTCCATACAAGGATTTTCTACAGGTGAAAGAAAATTTGGTAAGCTTGTTAAAGAAAGTTTCCCAGTTTTTGAAAAACAAGACCCTACAGATCGATTACAATCTTTTGCTAATTTTTTAGAAACAAATCCAAATTACGTTGATCAAATTAACGCAGGGGGAGCTTTACAAAATCAGGTAACAACTTTTTTAACTAACACTTTATCAAAATATTTTACAGGATCTCCTGTAGGTGTGTCTGACAGAGGTAATGCAATATTCTCTAAAACAAATCCTAAAGATCCAACAAGTGCTTTAAATGTTGTTGATAAAAATTTTAAATCTTTTATGAAGTTAAAAAACATTTTAAGTATATCTACAAACGCATCAAACTTGGCAGATCAACAGTCCATAAACCAATTAATTGAACCAAAAGTAGGTGAGACAAATATACCTGCAATAAGAAATAATTTAACAGGTAAAAACGGTGATTTTAAAGGAACTATAATTACAACTGTAGGTGTAGATAAGAGATACGATGGCATCATAAAAAAGGTATCTGAAGTTATTGGAAGAAAAGAAGCTCCAGAAAATATAGGATTGAATGTTGAACTTCTTATAAATTACGAAATAGATCCAATAACTAAGTTAATAAAAACAGAAACTTTAGAAAACGGTCAAAAAAGACCAGTCACAACAAAAGATCAACCTGTTCTTGATTTCATTATGCAATTAGATCAAACTCTACTAGGTAAAAAAGTAGGTGGCAGAGACGCTACTTTTCTTGATGCTTTTATGTCGTTAGTTTCTCCATTTCCTAAACGACATCCATTAGGAAAAGTAAATAAGAACATAGCAGATGATATAGTTAGTAGATTTGCTAGATTAGCAGCTTACGATGATAAAAAAGCAATGAATCTTATTCAGGCAATGACTTCACGTAACACTGCCGCAACAAATGATTTAATGGAACAGTTTTACGGAAAAGACTTTAGCGTTAGACAAGTTAGAGAAGATGCACAAGGAAAGTCTGAATCAGCGTACAACGCTATGACTACGATCGACATGATGGTAGAAACTTATTACAGAGAAGATGGCACATTTATTGACATAAACGCAAAACAAGGTGATGCTATTGTTTTTGCTGTGGGTGGCGTGCAAACAGCTAAAAAATATTTAAAAGCAGCAGGCGTGTTGTTTAAAGGTGGAAATGTTCTTGATGTTGTATCGACTCCTGCAAGTGAATTATCAAATAGTCTTATTGATCAAAATTTAGAATATGACAGTGTTGATCCAACAAACGAAAAAGAGATTGCCGCACGAAAAAGAAACGCTGAAAGATTTGAGCAAATTAAAGGTGTTATAGATGGAACAATTGGTGTTACAGATTTTATAAAGAAGTTAGATAGCAAAACACGAGCATCCTTGCAAGGTGAAAAATCTGCAGAAGTAGTGCGTAAACTAGCAATCAGGCAATATCATAAGTACATGCTTGCATATCAACTGGCTGCAGCCATACAGGGTGGAACAGGTGGAAGAACTATATCTGACCAAGACGTAGAAAACATAATGAGATCCCTTAACTACGGATTCTTTACCCCTGCAGCGTTAGAGGTCGCAACTCTAAATGAAGCACGCACAATGATGGAAAAAATATATAACTACAATGAAGCCATATTAAATCCAGATACTTCTATTGTATTCTCTGCATTGAAAGCAAGAAAATTTTTAGAAGGTCAAGAGAGAGGTGCTTTATTGAGTAAAGTAGCTGCAAGAAGAGAGTTTATTACAAAAAAACTTGAAGGCATTCAAAAATTTAAAGGGGATAGAAGTGGGAACACCACCAAAAATACAGGTGTGGGAATCAATATATCGCCAGAAGCACAAGCAATAGCAGATAAGTTAAGAAACTCTGCGTTAGAAGGTAAAGGTTTAAAATAATATGGAAGAAAACGTATTATCGGAACAAGAAGCAAAAGCCAATATTCAAACTCAACAGACAGGTGCAGGAGAGTTTGTAACAACAGGGCCGTATAGTATTTTTGGGCCGCCTAAAGATGCCATTACAAAAGTTAAAAAAGTTTTTGAACCTGATATTATCCCCGGATCTTCAACTGTTATATCAAGAGAAGTTGTTACGGACTTGTCCAAAGTTACTAATCTACCTAAAATAGAAGATGTGTACCCAGTAAATAACCCTGAAATAAAAAAAGAGATAGAAAACTTTGCAGGTTTTCAAAATTCAGATGGTACTTTTATACCTTTTACTGAAGGAGATAGTTCAGATATAAGAATTAGTATGGCTAACAAAGGTCGTGCTACTCATTTTATGTACAAAAGAGAGGATGGTCAGCTTGATCCAATTAAAATAGATTATGATACTGGCATAGCAAAATTGTTAAAAGAGCCAGAAGGATACCGACCACCGTCTATGCAAGCTATATTCGCAAAAACAACAAGCTTTGGATCTGCGTTTCAAGAGGGTGATGCTAGAGCGTTTGAGTTATACAAACAAACGGAAGATCAAGGTAGGTTTCCATCTTGGATACCCTTCATAGGTGGAGACAAAATTGGTGTAACGTTAGACAAAGTCTTTGGAACAAACTACGATGAAGTTGGTGGACAGATAGCTTTAGCAAAAGCTTACAACAAAGTACTTATAAAAGCAGGTCTTAACGAAAGACAAAGATACGGTATAATCAAAGAGCGTTTAAATAATAAATTTAAAGATCTTTACAATATAATGGGATATGGAAGAAGAGGTATTAGATACGGTATAGAAGCACCTGTGTTCTTAGCCGCAGAGACTTACGATCTTTTAACAAGTCAAATTCAACAACGTAGTGGAAAAGATATAACGATCCCCGGAACACAAAACTTTAAAGACAGTGTAAGTCGTACTAATTTTTACGACATGATTCTGCCCATGCAAGCTAATATCATACAAGACGGTTTCGCAGTACAGAATATAAAAATAGATATAGGAACTGCTGAATTACTTGCGTCAATGTTTACATCTACACCTGCAAGAATAATTGCAACTGCAGCAGAGATAGGAATACCTAGTAGAATAGCACAAGAGATTACCACAAGATTGGGAAAATCTGAATTAAAAAAATATAAAGCTTATCGTGAAAAGAAACTGCTTGAGTTAGAAGATCCTGACAAACTGCCCAAAAACTTTGATAAAAATTTAATTGATGAATATTCTGAATACAGAGCTAAATCTGCACCGTTCTTTAATAAACTTCCAATTGGTGCAACACCTATATTGGGCAAAGTTTACAGTAAGATTAACAGTATTTTTACAGGCCCAAAGTTAGTTCACGGTTTACAAATACAAGAAGCAGGAAAAGCTCTTAGTGATAATCCTATCGTAAAGAACAAACTTGGTGTTTTAGAAAATTTACAAAATCAAAGATCTAAACTTATAGATAGTAAAAAAGGCACTTTTGATTTAGCATCCAATAAACGTTTAGAATTACTTGATAAACAAATAGATATGGCAAATGATGATTTACGATATGAAATTGCTACGTCAAATGTTCCTGCATTTGTAAAAGATATAGCTAAACAAAACAAATTAATGATTTTAGGTTCGGCAAGCTTTGGTCAACTTGCTCAAGAGGGTTTAGGAGATATCCAAGTTCTTGAGATGGTGGGTTTGTTTAGTGGTCTTTCTCTAGCCATGACAACAAATCAAAGAACGTTGTTATCTCGTATAAGAACAATAAATCAATACTTTCAAGGTGGTAAAAAAAGCACCCAAAATTTTACAGAAGAACTAGCAAAAAGAGTAAATACATTTAGTCCAGAGTTTTCTGAAGTGCTAGGTGCAAGAATAAAATACATAGATGACTTACAACAAGATCTCTTAAACGCAGGTGTTCCTGCAGATGTTTTAGAGACTAGTTTTGCAACCATGTCTAATTTAGCTATTCTTCAAACTTTAGAAGAAACTGCTAGAATTGATATAAGCCAAAAAAGCGTTTCTAAATTTGGTCAGGTGATAGAAGATTTTCAAGAAATATCCAAATTAAAAAAGGGTCTGTTAGCCGAGTTAAAAGCTGCAACAATAAGAATAGCTGATTTAAGAGGTCAAACTGGTGGCACTTCAGCTATGGATAAGTTTGATAAAACTCTTAACATAGCTTACGATTACGCAGAAAAGCGTGCTTTAAATTTAGAGAATGATATAAAGCTTTTACAAGAAGCTGACATGGCAAAAATAGAAAGCATAATAAAAGGTACAGTAGGTAAACTTGATGATGCTCCTGCTGACACACAGGATATTAGCACAGTAGTAGCTAGAAATTATAAACATGGATATAACAAAGCTGAGTTTATAACAGCAGATGAAATTGCACAACACAATAAAAAAACAAACGACACAGTGGTTAAAGCGATTAAAGACAAAGCAAAATCTTTAAACAGACCATATCTTTTAAAGAAAGCAAGTAAACTCGTTAGAAGTAAAGACGACATGCCTGAATACAGAAACTCCAATGATTTGTTTCTTGGGTTTGGGGAAAACAAAAGAAACTTTGAAAATGCAGAAGTTAGTAAAAACTATGTTCAACTAGATGAAGCAGGTTTTGTAAACGCTGACGGAGTGCTAGTTGGTAAAGGTGCTAAAGTAGAAGGTATGGATATACTTGCCGCTTTTTTAAAAGTTATACCTGCAGATGAAACAAGAGTGTTTAAAGAGATAGGTGGAGGTACTATGGGTACTTCTAAACAATCTCAAATATTCAGAGGGTTTAATCAAGCCGCAGATGAAACTATAGAAAATATATTTGAAAAGCTACCCCCCGGATCTGGATTTGAAAACGCAGATGAATTTGTTTCTTCTATCATAGAGAATGCTCCTGCAAAACTACAGGGTTTTGAGATGATGCCTAGAAATTTACAAGCAGTTTATATCATCAATCAAACAGGGGGTGCAAAAGGTCTTAAAGTTGATTCTTTGCCTTTAAACTTTGATCAACTAAAAGAACTAAAATCAAGTTTTGGAAGATTACAAAGTAAATATTATAATCCTAGTGATAACAAAGTGTCTAACGACTTTAAACAACTTAGAGAAGTAGCTACAAATAAATTTCAAGAGTTTGAAGTAAATTTTGGAACAAAAGATAGCACAAGGATTGGTGACTTATTTATACTAGACAAACAAGGAAACAGAATACCTGTTGCACGTAAATTAGCTGACGCTGATGCAGCTCATCAGGTTTACATGAATAGATATTTTGACAACAGAACAAACTATAATTACTTCTTTAAAGGTAGAGATAAAACAACTCCAAGTAATTTAAATCCAACAGGTATCACTCTTGATCAACAACCAAGCTTTACTGAAAATGTTGATAAAATATTTAGAATGAATAGTGATGAATTACTTACTTTTCAAGAAGATTTCTTAAAAAGATTTGGAACATTTAGAGATGAAACGCCTATGGGTTTACCTCAAGATGTACAAAGAGTGGGAACATATTCAATCAACGTTGATTCGGAGGATGGTAAAGCTTTGACTGCAATTTTAGAATTAAAAGTTGCAGAATACATAACTGATGCTGCTCAAAAAGGTCAAGCCAATGGCACAGAGTTTCAGAAAAAACTTTTAAAATTACAAGAAGCGTATGTAGGAGTTGATTCAAATGGAAATAAAAAATCTTTGATAGACGTGGCTAAGATTGAAAAAGATGTGTTCTCTTTTTCTCCTGCAAGTGTGGGAGATGAATTGTATAAAAAAGGCACAAAAAACTTACAAGATAAACTAGAAGCAATATCAAAGACAAGCTTAGCTCCGTTAACAGATGTATATAGGGATTATAAACGAGTAGAAAGAAACTTACGAAGTGTGCTTCCTGTTAATTTAAAACAAGGTCAAACTTTAATAGAAGTAGCTACTGCAAATCCAACTCAATTTAAAAGAATGAAAGAGGGTATACTCACTAGCTTTGGTGGTAAATACGGTAAAAAAGAATTAGACAATCTTATTACTGAAGTATTTATGGAAGATCTCACGCAGAAAACTTTTCAAAATACTGGTACATCGTCTGTGATGGGTTCAGGAAAAGAATTGGTAACTGAAGTTGATATGAATGTTGATAAGCTCAAAGATATAATAGGATTTAACGACAAACAACGTAATGATATGGTTAGAGACATCATTGGCGAGGACAGGATGAATACCTTAAATTCTATGGTAAAATGGATGTCTGAACAATATGATCTTGAAAAAATAAAATCTAATATAACAGGCATACCACGAAACTTTTCTGTTGAAAGTTATATCAGTAGATTCTATTCTATAAACAGAGGTGTTATATCTGCACGATACGTTGGAACTGAAGCTGTGTTACAACAGTTTAGATTAAAGGGTCATAAGTTATTTAAAACAATTATAGAAGATCCAAAAGTAGGACAACTATTTCTTGAAGTGGTAAAAACAGGTCAACCTCTATCTAAAGAAAAAGAAATACAATTTTTTAATGCGTTAGTATCAAACTTAAATAAGATAAATACATTCGCAAACACAGAAAATCCTGAACAAACCGTTGTCATTAATGATAACTATAAAGCTAAATTTAGAGAATATGATTTAGCAGATCAAACCATAGAACCACGTCAATAAGGAGAAGATTAATGAAGAAGATGACTGATAAACAAAAAAAGTTTGCGGCCCTAGCACCACCCTTTGATAAAGCAACACAAGCCGACAGAATAGTAGGTGCAACAGGTAAGGCTTATAATAATGGTCAACGTAAATCAAACATGTATGGTGGTGGCATGGCATCACCACGTAAACCAATGATGATGGGTGGACTTGCAGAAAAAAATAGAACTCAGGGTTCAGCTACACCTAAGACACAAGATGCTATGGGCATGATGACTCAACAAAAAAAGTTTGATATGGGTTATAATCTCGGTGGTGCTATCAAGAAGTTCAGAGGTTAAATATAATTCCGTGATCCACTCATTATATCATCTCCACATTTCCTAAGATAACGAAGCAGTGATGCAACCTGACTTGTGCCACTGTACATAGGCAAACCAGTATTTAACTCTCGTTCGAGATCTTCAGGTTTGACTGCTTCGTAATTCATCTCCACATTCCCCTCTTTATTTAAATATGCTTCTAACACAAATAACTTTGCTCTAGTTTTTGATTTCATGGCAAGGACTCAACTTATCTATTCGTAGATTGTAGCAATCGGCTTTGAATGTATAGCCGTTGTCTAAATCGATATCCCCTTTTCTGTACAGAGTGGCTTCTTTGTAAAAGTTTTGCTTGGAGATGCCACCAAGAATCCAAGCCTTACTCATATCTGTAAGTATGCGAACAAACACATACGCATCACAATCTTGTTTAGTTCCATGCAACGCTACAGAACAATCATAGTTGGGTAACGGTTTGGTGTTGCAACGCTTGGTCTTAACATCAATACGCATCCCATCTTTAACTAGATCATAATCGTATGTATTTATTTGCTTTGCATTAATACTATCAGCAACGACTAACTCACCTATCGCACCTACAACGTTGCTAGTGCCACCTGTAATACTTCCCTGCAATATGCCCACAGTAGAAGCTTTTTCCCTCGCACGGTTCATATAGTCGTCATTGATCGGTATCTCTATCATCAGCTTGCACTCAAGTCCACGACTTCACA